AGAAGGTATATTAAAAAGATACTCAGACATTACTCAAGTTAATATGGCTGAGGGTAATTGGTTAGTTCTATCCTCTGCACATCATTTTTTAGATGATGCTAAAGATTTATGTGAGCTTCAAGGATGGTATTATCAACATCGAGGAATTAATTCTATCCCTTTAAAATTATTACTAGCAATTAATAACTGGGAAGCCTGGCGTAAAGGTGGAATGCTTAATCATTTAGAAATTAAAAACGTTTATGAATATCTTGGAACCAATGTTTTAGAAGGGTTTAGGAAGGGTAAAACCCTTCATTCGGACGCGAAGTATACACTAAAAGACTGTGAAGATCAACATGGATTAATAATTTCTGATGTTTGGTTTAAATCTTTTGAAGGTTTAGATCCAATCACTGAAAACTACATTCGAAATATGAGGGCGAATGGAGAGCAGATAAATAAAAATCCTCGTATAATTATGTCAACAATACATGCCGCGAAAGGAGGTGAAGCAGATAAAGTTTTATTATTACAAGACTTAACAAATGCAGCGTTAGAAACTTTTAGTCATGATCCCGATGAATTACATAGATTATTTTATACGGGTGCGACAAGAGCGAAGCGTGAATTGCATGTGTTAGATCCTAAAAATTTTGATCGAGCTTATATATTATGAAAAATGTTTGGAACAAACAACACGGAGGATCTCATTATCAAAAATACAAAATTCAGCCAAGTAAATTTGTAGTTGAGAATGAGTTGCTTTATCCGGAAGGATGCGCTATAAAATATATTATTCGTCATCGCGATAAGGGAAAAAAAGAAGATTTGTTAAAAGCAATTCACTTTATCGAAATGATTATTGAAAGGGATTATAAGTGAGAAGCACGCAGATACCTCTGTTTACACCAGATACTGAATGGGTAATGCCGGAAGAATTAAAAAATCTGAAAGGTGTAAAACAAATAGCCGTAGATTTAGAAACTAATGATCCTAATTTAAAAGAATTGGGATCAGGTAATATTATAAAGAATGGTCACATCGCTGGTGTAGCGTTAGCTACTGAGGGATGGTCAGGTTATTATCCTATTCATCATGAATCTGGTGGGAACATGGATAAACAATTAGTCTATGGGTGGCTGCAAGAAATTTTTAATCAAGTAGATACTACATTTATTTTTCACAATGCAATGTATGATGTGTGTTGGTTAAGATCGGAAGGATTAATTATTAAAGGTAAGATAGTTGATACCATGATTGCAGCATCTTTAATTGATGAGAATAGATTAACCTATCAATTAAATCCTTTAGCAAGACATTATGTAGGTATTGGTAAGGATGAAAAGATATTAAATGATGCAGCTAAAGAATATGGATTAGATCCAAAGAAAGATATCTGGAGATTGCCTGCAATGTTTGTAGGTCAATATGCAGAACGTGATGCTGAAGCAACATTAAAACTTTGGCAAAGATTAGAACATGAAATGTATACCCAGGAACTTTGGGATATTTTTAATCTAGAAATAAAATTATTTCCTTGTCTAGTTGATATGAGATTTAAAGGAGTAAGAGTAGATTTAGAAAAAGCAGCTCAAATAAAACAAAATTTAATTAAAAGAGAAAAGAAAATCTTAAGTGATATTAAAGCTTTAGTAGGTTTTCCTGTAGAAATTAGTGCAGCAAGATCAATTGCCAAAGCATTTGAAAAATTAAAACTTCCTTATGATAGAACCGAAAAAAGTAATGAACCTAGTTTTACCAAAAACTTTTTACAGAATCATCCACATCAATTACCTAAAGCAATTGCGGAAGCAAGAGAATTAAATAAAGCTCATGGAACTTTTATAGATTCAATAACTAAACATGCACACAATGGTAGAATTCATGCAGACATAAATCAAATTAGATCAGATCAAGGCGGAACTGTAACAGGAAGATTCTCAATGAGTAATCCTAACCTACAACAGATTCCGGCAAGACACCCTGAACTGGGTCCAATGATTAGATCTATATTTATTCCTGAAGATAAATGCAAATGGGGATCATTTGACTACTCCCAACAAGAACCTAGAATTTTAGTACATTATGCAAAACTTCAAAATTTGGATGGAGTTGATGGAATTGTAGACGCATACAACGACGGAGACGCCGATTTCCACCAGGTCGTGGCCGATATGGCAGGCATAGAACGGAAGCAGGCTAAGACGATTAATTTAGGTCTTATGTATGGAATGGGTAAAAATAAGTTAATGTCAGAGTTAGGATTGATGAAAGATTCCGCAGAAAAATTAATTAGACAGTACCACGTCAAAGCACCCTTCGTAAAACAATTGATGGACAATGTGTCTAGGAAAGCAAATGATAGAGGAAAGATAAGAACATTACTTGGTAGAGCATGTCACTTTGATTTGTGGCAGCCAGTCCAATTTGGGGTTTATAAACCCTTACCTCTGGAAGCCGCTAGAAAAGAATATGATGAGCCTTTAAAAAGAGCATTTACTTACAAAGCTTTAAACAAACTAATTCAAGGATCAGCCGCTGATATGACTAAAAAAAGTATGGTATCTTTATATGAAAATGGTATAATCCCGCACATACAAATTCATGATGAAGTCGACATATCTGTTGAATCTCATGCCAAGGCTGAAGAGATTATAGAGATTATGGAATCAGCAGTAGAACTGAAGGTTCCTAATAAAGTCGATTATGAACATGGTGATAACTGGGGAGAGATTAAGTAATGAAGAAGGAAAAATATGAATTATTTAAAATTCTGGTACGAAAAGGCCTGCTCTTTTAAAGACTGCTTATCTCAAAGATTTTCTAAAAATCGTATGACTGAGCCTAAATGCTCAATCTGTAGACTAACTAAATTTAATTGTGGAATAGTTTTAATAGCTATTATCATACTACTAACATTAACATTTTAAGGAACAACAATGAGGATATTTAATGAATACGAATCAGAAGTTGAGGATCCTATTGGAGAAGAAAAAGCTCCTGAAATTGCAGCAACAAAAAAAATATTTTGTTGCATTATTGTGGATAGGGTTGATTCTTCTAGCCTTCTACGGGAGTCCGCTTAGATGATGGAAAAAATATTAACTATGTTGGTGGGACTCTTAATTGCATTAGGGGGCTGGAGTCTATCTAGAACTTTTGAACTCTCAACTATCCAGGCAGTACACGAAGATAAAGTACATAAACTTGAAAGAGTAGTTGAAAAGTTAGAAGATAAAATGGATAAGATGATGGACTCTGATGAAGAGATCATGGACCAACATAAAAAATTATTTGAGAAACTTGAATCAGGGAATACGGGGTATAATTATAACTAATGGCTAAACGTGGATTATACGCAAACATTCATGCGAAACGTAGAAGAATTAAAGCGGGTTCGGGTGAAAAAATGAGAAAGGTAGGAGCAAAAGGAGCACCTACTGCAAAACAATTTAAGAGAGCAGCCAAGACTGCTAAAAAATAATGATTGCATTAAGAGGACATGGAAGAGCTTATTTAAAAAATGGAGGTTCGGCAGCCTGGACAAGAAAAGAAGGTAAGTCACCATCAGGTGGATTAAATCAAAAAGGAAGAGACAGTTATAAAGGTGGAACTTTAAAAGCACCTACAAAATCAAAAACAAGTAGCAGAAGAAAATCATTTTGTGCTAGAATGGGTGGTATGAAAAAGAAATTAACATCAGCTAAAACAGCAAGAGATCCAAATTCAAGAATAAATAAATCTCTTAGAAAGTGGGATTGCTAATGGCACTTAAAATTTCAGAAGAAGCAGCAGTACAAATGCCGATGAAAACGGTAGCCAGCCTGATCGCGCTGGTCGCAATCGGCACCTGGGCTTTTTTCGGCATTCAAGAAAAATTAAATTCAAACTCAACAAAATTAGAACTAATGGAGAAGGATCTCGTAGAGAACACAGCATTCCGTATCGGATGGCCGCGTGGTACTCTCGGATCCTTACCCCGCTGATTCAGAACAATTTATGCTTATTGAGGAATTGTATAAGCAAGTAGAAAAATTACAGGAACAACAAGAAGCAGGAATTCATAATGAAGTTATGATAAGATTTTTGGATGAGCAAGTAAAAAAACTACAAGCAGATGTAGAAAAACTTAAAGACTCTAATAGAGAAATACATTATAAAAACGGAAACGGAGGATAATTTTGACAGAGATTGTTTTTGCATTATTAATGTTTGTAAATGGAGAAATTAAGGAACATCGTATCCAACCCTCGATGGGAATTTGTTTGAAAGGGAAGCGCGAAGCGGAGAGACAGTACAGTGAAACTGTATCTTATAAATGCATTAAAGCTAAAGCTGAAACAGAGATTTACATGGGTGAAAAATCCATTAAAAAAATAATCCTTGAATAAGAAATCATACTCTTTTTTTCTTAAGAAAAATAGAAGAAGAAATCCTATTGCCCAAGTATTAAATGTCTTTACACCCCAGGTAATTCCAGATAAAAAGAAATACAAACGTAAAGATAAACATGTCAAAAGATATACATAAAATTTTTCAAACAGAAGTAGTATCAGGTAGATGTGATGCATGTCAGATGCATACGTTGTTGGTGGGAATCAATAATACATTTTTTAGATGTACAAATTGTGGAGAAGATCTAGAACAAAAAGTTAATGGCGTAATTAAATATGTCGTTTCTAAAGATTTAGATAGTAAAGTTCCACATGGCAAAGATTAAAGGTTTTTTAAATAAAGCACCGCACGACGCTATATTTCACAAGACTTCGATCGGACGCAATCCTAGTAAATGTAAAATGAATAAATCCAAGCGCAGATCTTGGAAGAAGTATCGCGGCCAGGGGAAATAATGAAAGTGATTAGTCTTATATTATATATGTGTTCAGTCACAGCCAATACCTGTATGCCTCCATATGTCTGGCCAACACAATTTGGAAGTTCATATGAGTGTATGGTTGCAGGTTATGAAGAAGCCTTAAGAAAAACAAAAGAAATTGGACCTGAAGAAATGAATAAACATAAAATTTTTATTAAATTTGACTGTATAGAATCCACAATAATAATCCCTAAGAAAAAGCCCCCAGAACAACCTAAAATTGAAACGTAATACTAGATATAGTGTTGTGATAATAATGTCACACTAAACTTGTCTACCGTGGGTATGATACCCACGGCAAACAAAAGGTGTGAGAAGAGGTCTAAATAATATATTAAAAAAATAATCCTTGCAAGTATTGTTTTTATGATATAGTTTCCCATATATTAAGACTAAATATAAATAAAGAAAGGTGTAAAAACATGGCTGATCCAGCAAAGTTTAAATCTGTCAGTGTGTCTATTACCACGTATAAAATTTTAAATTTTTTACGGCAAGGTAAAATAACAGATGCAGATTTAACAATAAGTAAAGCAATCGAAAGTATAGCAAAAAAAGAGGCTAAAAAACATGGCTACAAAAACGGAAAAGCAGATAGCTAAAATTATCTGTGATGAATGTAATGGTAACGGATATACCAGAATCCCTTATCATTTAGCTAAAGAAGAAATCTGGGCAAATTGTGCTAAGTGTGAGGCACAAGGTGAAATAAAAATTAAAACTCCAGAAGATCTGAGAGAGAAGGGAATGTAATGGCAATAGAAGTAGATAAACAATCACATAATCAACTTGAAAAAGGAGATTATAAACCTTTACCGGAAGAACTTTTTATTGAAGAAAGTTTAATTGAGGGTCAAGGATTATTTGCAGCAAAAGAAATAGCTGCAGATACTGATTTAGGTATCACTCATTATGAAGTAGAGAGAGATGCAATGAGTCCAAAAATTTTAATTAGGACTCCATTGGGTGGCTTTATTAATCATAGTGATACACCAAATTGTGTGCGAGTAAAATCTAAACCTGATGGAAATATTTTTTCATGGACTTTAAAGACCACTGATCAAATAGAACCAGGTCAAGAACTTACTTTAAAGTATAGTATGTATAGACCTTAGTCGTGGCCCATAAGAATAAACACGATAAAAGAAAAGCGTATAGCGACTATATATATAATACTTCCCAACGAGGTTTTATTGTGAGAAAAATCGTTGCTATTTTTAAACCGAGTAATCACAAACTACGTCCAGGAAGAAAAACTTTTTGGAAACCAGAGTGTACGAAAGAGGATGTATATTTTAAACTAATGAATCATTTAATTATTATGAAGGAAAGATATCCAACAACGCAAGGATATCTCTGTCATTATTGTAAATCTCCTTGGACTTATAAGGAAAATTATCCTATTCATTCACGAAGTGGTAAAGGTTTTAGGGGAAGAACTAAACTTGATGCCACTAAAGATAAAAACTTTTCAATTGATAGGTGGGATTCCAATATCACTTATACTTATAATAACATAAGGTTCTGTTGTCTTGGATGTAATAATAGAAAGTCGAGCTCTACTCCGTTAGATTGGAAAAATTTTCAGGAGGCTAAAAATGACCTTAAATAAAAATACAGATTACCCTACTCTGTTAGAAATGTGGCGAGAAGAAAAAAAGAAAAGACAAGACGCTGAAGGAGAGTTAAGTATTATTAAAGGAATAGGTAATAATTCTCCTGAAGTAAAAGCATTAAAAGAAGAAATAGAAAAACTAAAAGCGGACCTCACACGATCAGAAGAGGACCGACAATATGATAACTTGGTTCATAAAAGAGAACTGGCAGATCTATTTAGAGGAAAATATGACAAAAGCAAATAAATCTCGAGGTACAAAATATGATGGAAAATCAAGGGTTTCGACTAATTTGTACCGCGAAAGATTTAATGAAATATTTAAAAAAGGAGTAGTGGGAAAAGATACTACCCTGGGGGATGTTAAAGATTTTTTAGAAGAAGTGGAAAAGGAAAAGAAAGAATTAAATGAGAGTTATCAAGAATCGGTTAGACAAGCCCAGTCGAGAAAAGAATAAACATGGGGGAGCACAACAAGAATCTGCGCTTATTGAAAAGTACGCAGATCAATGGTGCAAAGATAATGGTTATCCTCTTATTAAAAGAAAATATGTATACAGAGGTAAGTGGGAATTGAAGGAGATAAAAAGATGAATCTAGTAAAACATCCTGATACCTTTTTAAGATTACCTACTGAAGAAGTAGAACTTCCTACAAGTGAGGAGAATAAAATTATAATACAAAACATGATTACTTTGATGTATTCAAAAAATGGTATTGGTCTTGCTGCTAACCAGGCTGGTTATAATAAAAGAATATTTGTTATGGATGTATCTAATGAAAGAAACCACGCTCAAGTATTTATTAATCCAATTGTATTATCTAAAAATAATAAAAAAGTAAAACATACTGAAGGCTGCTTATCTTGTCCTGGTGAACTCGTTACAGTAAAAAGATCTATAACAGTTGATTTAGAATGGACGTGTCGTCATGGAAAACTACAACATAAAACATTTAGTTATCTACCTAGTAAGGTAGTTCAACATGAAATGGATCACTTAAATGGAAAGTTAATAATAGATGGTAAATGATAAAACTAAAAAATTATTAGAAGAAATTAAAGCTTACCGTAATGATATGGTAGCACGTAACTATCCTTTTCAACAAATCAGTGACATTATTACTAAATGGGAACATAAATTAATTGAAGACGATGAAGACTTACAAAAAATTTTAGACCGGAATGGATTTTAATGAAAAAAAATTTAAAATATAGATATCCTAAGTCGCTACGTGAAGAGGTAAACGGGAAACGTCATTATGTGTATGGTAAAGATAAATTACCGAGTGTTACAACGATTCTTAGTGGTACCTCACCCAAGGAGAAGGAAGATAGTTTAGCTAATTGGCGAGCGCGGATCGGTGAAGAGGCGGCAGCGAAGATAACTAAAGAGAGCGCTGAGCGCGGAACGGCGATGCATAAGATTCTAGAAAAATATATTCTTGAAGAAGGTTATCTTGATTTAACTAATGTAGGTAAACAAGCACACAACATGGCTGTTCGAGTGATTGAACAAGGACTATGCAATGTTCCAGAATTTTATGGAATTGAATGTACTCTTTTTTATCCTGGTCTATACGCAGGCCAAACAGATTTAGTTGCTCTTCATAAAGATGAGCCAGCAATAATAGATTTTAAACAAACGAATAAACCTAAGCGAAGGGAATGGATTGAAGACTATTGTCTACAATTGGCTGCATATGGCATGGCCCATGACTATATGCATAAAACAACAATAAACAAAGGCGTGATAATGATGTGTTCCAAAGATAATTTTTATCAAGAATTTGTTATTCAGGGTGAAGAGTTTAAACAATATAAATACAAATGGTTAGGAAGGATAAGTCAATACTATGCAAAGAGAACCAATGATGAACGCAAGAATGAACCAGTTGAACAAACTGGCGAATCAAGCAAATAAGACTGAAGATAAGGAGTTAAAAAGAATCTGGACAAATAAGTGGTATGAATTATGTCGTAAATATGGCAATGAAATAAGGGAGAGAGATGAGAGTAAGAGATCTACAAGAAGTACTAGCTAAGTTTACCAATGGACAAAAAGGCACTATGATATCTGATTGTCATATCTACATAGAATCTATGGATGGATTCTTGGAGGACCTAAGACGTATAGAACTCCAAGAAAGCAAAATTGTAGGCTCTATGGAGCCAGCAAGGGTAGTTTTTAAAGCAGATAGAGATCGTATGTTTAAAAATAGATCTGGTACTTGGAAAAGAACTTAAAGAATTCCTAAGGGAATATGGTCAGACCCGGGGCTATTGAAGCTAGCGTGGAGATAGCCCTTGACATTATTCCCATAATATCTTATATAGCTATTATGAAATATACATTTACAATTTTAGAAGATGGCCAAGCAGAAGAGAAAAAAGATGGTATGTCTTACAAAAGAATATTAAAATCTTTAGTGACAGCTAACCCAAAATGGACAGGCTGGATAAGATATATCAATAAGAAGAATAAAGAAATATTACATAGTATTTCAAACGGAAAAAGAATTTCGTAACTTATACGTTAATGACCAATTAGTAGGCGTCCATGTTATGCTTCGCGCTTTCCTCTGTACGTTAGCAATGACCTGAAAGGGTAGCAACCAAAGTTGGCCGGTTACCACCGAATTCCCTGATCAGGAGGGTGGTGCCGCGTATATGATATGTGACATTTATGCAACACTCTCTGTTCCACTATAAGAGAAATTTTGACCCCTTTAATTTTTTTTCAGAGTAAAAAAAAATACCGTGGCACAGTGGCACAAAGCCCTTTTTTAAGCTATTAGTGTTGGTATTAGCGAACAGTAGCTGTTCCGCGACGTCCAAATATGGTGGCACAGCTTGGCACAAATGGCGTCTTTATTGAATAGTAGCAGATTCTACCGTGGCACAGTCAAATAAGCATTGATTTCATTGGGTTTTCTGTTTTATGTACTCGGCGTGCGCGACCCTTTTTGTTTTTTTAAAAACTTTTTTTGCCTAAAATCTCTCCTTATAGTATAAAATCATATGCCAAAATCTAGGAAGAAGTCTAAGTACAGACATGTGATAATTAAAAATAAGAAATATTATTTTTATAAGATCACTTGGGCGGACATTACAGGTGATGCGGGCCATGCAACTAAAGATGAGTTTGTTAGTTTTAAACCCAGCACAATGATTACTCAAGCCTATGTATTTAAAAAAGATAGAAAAAACTTATGGACTTTTGCTAGTTATGAACAAGGGGATGAGTTATTTTCTGATAGAAATGTCTATCCAATTGGGTGTATAATGAAGATGGAGAAAATAAATTTATGATAAAAGATTTAAAAACTAAAGCTGAACACATTTGGTTGATGCACAGAGAGTACATCATCGGTGGTGTTATAGGTTTTATACTAGGCGCAATCATTTTCTGAAGTTTTTAACTGCTAATACAACAGGCCCCGGTGTGTCTGTTATTAAACTTGATCAGATTCCTCAAACCAGAAAAACTAAATTACCTGGTTGCAATGAAACTGAAACTTATATAGCATTAGAAAAAGACTTATTACAAAATGGAATGAATGACCCTATTCAAATTAAAAAAAGTGATGGCACTGTTATCAGAGGTGATCAGCGTTGTCTCTTTGCGAGGAAAAATAAATACACTCACATCTCTTACATTCTAGTAGATGAATAAAAAAAATCCGACACTTACGAGGAATATGCCCAATGTTAAATGGAAACAAATCCCCCCGCTTAAAGGCCCAGACTCACAAGGACTCCAAGCACCAGTCAATCAACCCAAACCATTACGATTTGGAAAAATACTTACTGTTTCCCGGAAAAAAACTTAATTTAGCTTTTTTAAAGTTTTTGATTGTTCATCTGGTAGTGATGACACTTCTGTTGCTGTACCTTCTATAAGGTCTTTGTGATCTTCTAATATTTTTTTCATCTTATCTTTTATTTCTTGTTCAGATAAGTTATCTACATTTGCAGACAAAATTAACTTTTGGTCTACATATAATCCACCAGCTTTTCCACGTGCAACTTCTGCATTGGTAGCTGCACTCCAAGCACCTTTGGCTCTAGCGTCATCTCTAATTTTTGCTAACTCTGTAATATGTCTTTCAAAGGAGATGCCATACTTTTCTTGTACCTCTGCTCTGAGTTCTCCTATATACTTCACAACCAATGGAGATATTTTTGGACTTCTTAACTCTGATGCAGCTTGTCTGGGACGTGTTTTATACCCTGCTTGATATGCTGCTTCAGATGCTGACATTCTGCCTTCGTTATATACTAATAACTCTGCAAATTTTATTTGTCTTTCTGTTAATTTGGCTGGTACTCCCATAGATTGACTTATAACGTAAGTTAGCGTACAAGTCAAATGTGAGATATATCATAATATTAATACTATTATCTGGCTGTGCTAAGGACTATGATCTTAATCCTTTCACCACAGTTATGAGACAAATTTATAAGGCACAGTACGATGAAACCAGAGACAAAACTTTGGCAACTATTAAAGAAAAATACACCCAAAATTACATGGACTAGACTGGAGTCTTGGAGTTCATTTGGTACTCCAGATCTGTTGGGTTATGCTGATTCTTGTGGTTTTTTTATGGTTGAGCTGAAGGTCACAGACAACAAAAAAGTAAGGTTTAGTCCTCACCAAATTCTCTTCCATTCTACTATGACAAAACGTAATTTTATTTTGGTCCAACAAAGCCCGAAGGGCTCTCCTCGATCCATAAAACTTTATGGAAGCTCGTCGATTCTCGGTCTGCTTGAGGACTGTAGAGAAGTGCCTGCCCTCGCTTCAAATGACTGGGACAACATTCAACGTTTGTTGCTCGCGGATCGTTTAGACTGAGGCTTGCTTGCTCGCTCGCTAGCTCGCTCGTTCACCCGCTCGTTTGCTCGCTCGCTCGCCTGAAATTCTCTCCGCTGTTTGCGCAGCGCTTTGTACCAGTTCGGGTGCTTCCATTCATGATTCATTAATGTTTGCCGTATGAAACGGTTGGCGTTTCCCTGTCCCAGCATTGTCGACAGCTGCCACACTGGCCGCCCTGATTAGGAGCCGGACAGGACGCTGTGCCCTGCCCGCTTGTCACAGTAGATGTCCACGGCCAGAATTTAACTGGTCCCTGGTCTACCATGTGAGAAGACATTCTAATGATTAAATTTTCCGGAACCTCTTCAGGCGTCACCTGTTTAAGGATGGACGCCTCCCGCGTCGGCATCCAGTGCTTAGTCTCCGGTGTTAACCTGCAAACTTTAAAAATTTTCTTTAAATGATCAAGATCTTGTATATCTCCTGCATCATGCCATCTAAAAAATTTCTGTCTTATAATCTGCGCAACCATAGCCGCGACCCAGCGTTGATCCTTCAGGCTGTCGAGTCTTACATACTGCGCAGCTTTAATAGCTTTATATCTTGTGTAGTTACCCTTCAGGGCGTAACAGCTGGCACAGACAGAGCCTGGAACCTTCCGCAGCTTCGAGCCTGTTTTGCATTCCCAGGCTGGCAGGCTGTAACTCAGGCCTGGCATCTTACTTGTCCGGGTTAATGATCCGGTAATTTGTTTTGCTTCTTTTATTTTCATAACTTCTCACTCCTTTTAATACTCTTATATAATCCCATACATTTAAATGTCAAGAATTTTATTTGCTTGACAACTCGCGCTTGTTAATCTAGGGCCCACCCTCCCGGGCTTGCTCGCTCGCTCGCTTTCTCTTTTTTTATTTTTTTTTGACCAGTTGTTGTCCTGTGCAGGCGGACTACTCATTCTAGCTTTGTAGCCATCGTGTACATCAATCGCGACCTGTACTATAGCGGTTAATATCCCGCAGTCACAACATCTGATCCCAGATCCCACAGTTGAATGGTTAGTTCAACACCATTGTAGGATCAGGGATCAGTTCTCTCTTCCCAATAGATGTTCTATAGACATCACCAGTAATAGAGAAGTTGTCCCATTACGAATTACTACGTTTGTAGTAATTCTGTAAATCCTTCTATAATATCATTGGCGTATCTATGCTCAACAGCATAGGCACCTCCAATTGTTTGGCTCTCTTCAACATTTTCCTCCCACCATTCTTTAGCCATTTTAGTTTCTGGTGTAAATAAAACTATTGAGCCAGATTGTTTGATATTAAAATAATCTTGTATTGTTCCTTTATATCTCACGCGCTATCCTCATCTTTTTTATAAACAAACATAGGATTGTATTTTACAATCTGGTATTTTGTATGCTTGTCTTGATTGATTAACTGATAGCCTTGCAACATATCATTTGCTTTAGCTTCGTTGTCAGTATAATCTACTATGTCATAGGAATTTTCTATTCCTTGATAGTATTTTTCTTTCATTATTATATACATCATTTTCACTCCTTTGTTATATAGCTACACTAACAGATATTCCCATAGTAGTAAAGAGCCAAAATGTCGCAGGCTTGTTAACTCTGGGCCCACCCTCCCCTAAAAATAAAAAAAATAAAGTTTGACTTATTATTTTATTTAATATATATTCCCATATATGTATAAACAAACAAAAGGAGTGAAATGAGTAAAATAAGAATGAATACTGAATTTAGAAATAAAATTTTAAATCGGTATGTTGAAAGTGCAGAAAAAGAAAACACACAAGAACGAGAGGCATATCTTGGCGCAAGGGAAAAAGTGGACCAAATATATCCTCAAGTTTTTAGGATTGCAAAAGAAGTAGTTGAAACTGCATATCCAAAAGAAGATGTTGATACTTGCAAAGCTCTTAAAAGAAAGTATGGACAACCCCTTGATGTTGTAGCAAAAGATAAATGCTTTTATTTCTCTTATGCAAAAGAAAACCTAGAAGAAGATGAAGATGAAAATGACAGACAAGTATCTGAACATTTTGATTTTGGTCTTTATGGTGGAATAGGGGAAAGTAGTTATGGTAGTGAGAATAATGCAAAAAAGTTTGCTTATGCTTATTATCGTGAAGAACTAAAAGCAAAGGACCTTAACCCAGATATACTTGCACAACAAGAGGGCAAAGATGATAACCCTTATAAAACTAAACACATTGACCTTAATGATAAGGCACTTGGGTATAGTGGTTATAGTCGTTATAATTCTGATGATGATAATGCGATTGGACTAACAAAACAATTTGATAGCCCATATTATTTAGACATTATTGGAACTAGCCATTGTCGTTCAAGAACTATTGCTTGTACTAAAGA